GTGGAATTGCTGGTCGAACATACCCCAGCAATTCAGGCCGGTCTTACGCAACGCTATTATAACGCTTTCGTCAGTAAGGACGGTCCTTATGCCCTGGTTAAAACACCTTTTGTCGGATGGCGTCCTGCTGAGGACGTAAGGGAAAAAGCATGAGCGGAAATTTTGTTTACGAACTGGGCCGTATGGCCCTTTCTTTTGAGCCGAATGGTAAGGCCGCACCAAACAACCATAACTTTTATGTCGAGGAGGATTATTCGATCATTCTGCAGGATACTCACGGTAAAGCCTTCGTGATCAGTATCCCGAAGGGCTTTCAGACGGACCTGGCCAGCGTATCCCCCGCTTTCCCCCTGGCGTATACCATGGTAAAGCTGTCCTGTCTGTTCTCCGCTGTTGTCCACGATTATCTGTACACCACCTGCCTGGTATCCCGTTACGAGGCGGATTGCATATTCAGAAATCTGGCGGAAGCTGAGGGGGTGAAAGTCATTATCGCCAATGCCGCGTATCTGGCGATCAGGGCGGGGGGTGAAAGTCATTACGGAACTAAATAGAAAATATCGAAGATAAAAAGCCCGCTATATAGCGGGCTTTTGTTTACGTCATTGGCGGTGCATTGTGTCATTCAAATCGTCGGAAAGTTGCCTGCGCAACTGTGACCGGTCTCGCCGAAGAGTTCCAGAGCCGCTTCTTTTATCGCTTTCAAATGATAAGCGAAACCGGTCGCAGTTGTACAGGCTATCCCGCATGCTTCCCCGAAGGTCGGAGGCGGGAATCGCTCTCCGAAACACGAACTACCTACAGCAATCTGAAGAATCCGGAACACCTTCCGAGATTCAAAAATAGATTAATCGTTTGCGGTGGCCTAGTCAAGCGTATTTTGCTGAGTGTATCTTGCTTCTGTAGGCAAATATTGCGTATACTGGGCTTTACCTGAATCATGGGAGAAAAACGATATGGCACAACGCGAGGACGCGCTGGCGAAACTCTGCTGGAAATATAACATCGAGATCCAGGATGTTATCACCAATTCTGGTATCAAGCGCAGAACTTTAAACCAATGGTATCACACCCGGCGACCGGCTTTGATGGCTTTGATCAGGGATACCGCTGTGCAGCGTTGCACAGGGCCGCGAGAATGATTCCCCATTGGCGTAAATTTCAAGGTGGTTACACATGTCAGAAGAATTAGACCTTATAAAGGCACTGGCCCCGATCACAACCCGCGTCCGGACAGACGCAACCGCAGTCAAAGGCCGTGACGCGCAGGGGTGGACCAAACAGCCGCTAACACAGCCGCGCATGCTGGCGCATCTGGGAAAAGGCCCTGCGCGGGGATGCTGCCCTATTAAAGCAGGTGAGAGTACAACATTGCTGGCCCTGTTCGATCTGGATTCCCACGGGGGTGAAACCACATGGGATGCTATGGCGGCGGTTGCGGAGGAACTTTGTCAGGCGCTGGAACTTTTCGGAATGCGGCCGATTGCTTTCCGCTCCAGTGGCGGACGGGGGATCCACATTTTCATGTTGTGGGATACCCCACAGGACGCCTACAGTGTGCGCTGTGCTTTACAGGACGCGCTGGAATCTATCGGCTATACCAACGGCACCGACGGCGTACAGAAAAAGCAGATTGAGATTTTCCCCAAGCAGAATAGTGTTCCTTTATCGGGGTATGGCAACCAGTTTATTTTGCCACTGTCCGGGCAATCCGTCCCTCTTGATCGGATGTTTGGTTTTGAACCGATGCCGCGGGATGCCGTTGTAGATCTGGGGTGGCCAGTATCGGAACCGGTGGTTTTCGTCGAGCATACCGAAGCCGAACAAACAATTACGGTACCTGAGCATTCCCGCGAACAAATCAAAGAAGCGCTGATGACTATCCCGAACGGGGAAGGGAATACCGAGTCACTATCTTATGATGCCTGGCGCGATCTGATGTTTGCCATCCACTTTACCTTTTCCGGCGATGATGAAGGTCTGGAACTGGCGCACGAATTCTCGGCAAAGTCCCCGAAGTTCGACCCCGAGTTCCTGGATAACCGCGTGTGGCCATACATCCGCAACGACCGGGAAGGGATGGTGATCACCGACCAGACTATTATCAATAAAGCCCGCGAATTTGGCTATCACGGTGACGTTCTGGAGGCTTTTGAAACGCTGCCCGCAGTCCAGCCGGAAGAGGAGCCCCACGATCGGCCGCGGTACGTCCGCAATAAAGCGGGCAAGATCCTGACAACCCTACCCAACGTTGTGTTGGCCCTCAGTGATCCAATGGAATGCGGCGTGACTGTAGCGTACGACGAATTCCGCGCCGTAACCAGTATCAGCACGGATTTGGGCAACAGCTGGCGCGTGCTGACGGATGAAGACGTCGTGCAGCTGCGGATCACACTGGAGAAAATAGGTTTCAAAGAATGTCCGGGGCGTGAGATGGCACGCGACGCGCTGATGCTGGTTGCCGCTCACAAGAAGTTCGATAGCGCCTGCGTCTGGTTATCCCGTTTGCGCTGGGATGGCGTCCCTCGCGTATCCGGATTCCTGCCACACTACTGGCACACCAAAAATACCGAGTACACAAGGGCGGTCGGGCGATATATCTGGTCCGCGCTGGCGGGTCGTGTCATGAAACCCGGTTGTAAAGCGGACATGGCCCCTATCGCCGTAGGCCCCCAGGGTGCGCAGAAGTCGAGCGGGGTCGCGGCGATGGCGCCCAATCCTGAATTTTTTCGTGAAATAAATCTGACTGAGAAAGAAACAGATCTGGCTCGCAAAATGCGCGGCGCACTGGTCGGAGAGCTGGGGGAAATGCGCGGCTTCCGGGCTAAGGAAGTGGAGGCTATCAAATCATGGATGGCCCGCAGTACCGAGCGCTGGACTCCGAAGTACAAGGAGTTCGATACCGAATACCCGCGCCGTGTCTTTTTTATGGGGACGTCCAACCCTCGCGATGTCCTGACCGATACCACCGGTAACCGCCGCTGGCTTCCTTTCGATACTCAAAAAGTGGATTCCGCAGCAATCGCCCGTGATTGCGAGCAACTGTGGGCCGAAGGCCTGGAGATTTACAAAGCAGAAGGGATCGCATATCGCGAAGCCGAAAAGCTGGCAGCGGCGGAGCACGACGATTTCATGGAGCATGACAGCTGGGAACCGGTCGTTGAACGCTGGCTGCAGGAGGAAGATCTACTCACGGGCGAAGTACCTGCTGATCTTCTGGCGGCTGGTGGTTTCATTCCGACGCTGGATATTCTGGCTGCAGCTTTACAGGTGCCGGCCGAACGCATCAACCGTGCTATCGAACAGCGGGTTACATCGGTCATGTCTGCGCTGGGATACTCGCAAACCCGCCGCAGGAAAAACGGGATCAGGATGAAAGGCTGGGAAGTTGCGGGGATCGCTCCCCAGGAAAAAGGAGAATAGATGATGAAGAGATATGTAGCAAAAAGAATGAGTAGGCTTGCGGAATGGATACCCACTACTCAGGACATAGAATCGCAACCGGAGAAGATTCTACTGCATTGGCTGAAAATGAGGCACGCCATACTAGGCATGGCTTTAAAGATAGATGAACTCTGCGAAAGAATAGAAAAGATAAAGCCTAAAAAGCCAGTCGGGATTCCGCCGCAGGAAAATTCAGTGAAGCAGCATCAGCAACCTGAATACCTTTTATCCCCGGATTTTATAAAGGGCATGTATAAAACGATTAAGGAAGATGACGAAAAATCAGGGATCTTTTACGATTTTATAGTAGAGCATCGGGTAATCGAGTACCTGGTTAGGGATAAAATAGTGACCGACATCACAAAACAGAAACTTAGAAGAATCATGGAAAATGCCGGATTTAACCGCCAGCGCAGGAGGGTCGAAGGGATAAGAACCATGGTTTGGTGTCGAGGATGCTCTAGAAAGTAGCTGTCCATTTGGGATTTCTTTTAAGCGCCGAGATTTTTCGTCTCGGCGTTTTTGTATCCGCAAAATACTACATGTAACTTGCACTTGCAATTTTTTACACGTTTAACGTGTAAACTTTTACAAATTCGCGGCGGGCGCGTGGCAATACAAGACCGGCTGTCCCCGCAGCGGGACAGCGTGGACAGCTGCGGGACAGCTTAAAAGCCCAAAAAACTCTTATAAATCCTATGTTTACTTACTATGTCCCTACTGTCCTTATGATTTATATATAAATAAGGTATCGGAGAAAAATAGGGTAAAAAACGAATAAAAGGCCAACCGTAAAAACGTCAGGTAAGTTCTGGGAAAATACGTGGACAGCGTGGACAGCGTGGACAATCGTTTTTGCGCTATTTTGTTTTTCTTCCTCGTTTCTTTGCTTACTTGTAAAATTTTGCGTGTTTCCTGCCGTGAGTTAGGAGGCTTTTTCCCTATCGTATTTTGGTTGCTTTGTAGACGACGTTAGATAATAATGCTTGCAATTTAATTTTGTTTGGAGTAAGCGCGATGCGAAACAGCCGGATGCAAGCCCTGAACGATGGGGGCCGTTTGATAGGGGAAGACCACCCCATGGCGAAACTGACCAACAAGCATATCCTGGAGCTTTGCTTTTTACGGGATACGGACCCTGAACAGTGGACGTATAGCAAACTGGCTGCGCGCTTTGCGATCACTAAGAGCTACGCGAGACAGGTTTGCTGCGGATTGAAGCGCTGCCAGATCCCCGATCACTATCGGCGTAAACCTTGTGATACACTCAAGTAAAAATTTGCAGATAATGAGAGGTTTTTGTATGCCTAGAGTACCCGACCCTGAAGAACGAGCTGCCATCAAGCAGGAGATTTGCGACCGACTATCCGAGGGCGAACCTTTACGGCAGATTTGCCGTTCCAGTAAAGGACGTATCCCTTGCTGGCGGACGGTATACGACTGGATGAAGGACGACGAAGACTTTGCCGCACACATCGCGAAAGCCCGAAAGCTGGGCTATGACGTGATAGCAGAGGAGTGCCTGGCTATCGCCGACGATGCAACAAATGATTATATGAATAAGGAAGTTACCGGCGGGGCAATCGCTTACGCCCCCGCCCCCGAGAACGTCCAGCGCTCCAAGCTTCGTGTATGGGCCCGCCTCCAGCTGCTGGCAAAATGGTATCCTAAAAAGTACGGTGACAAATCGGCGATGGAGCTGACGGGGGCGAACGGCGGTCCAGTATCCGTGACCGACACCGAACGCGCGGCCCGCATTGCCGCTCTTATGGAGAAAGCGAAGAAACGCAAGCATTCAGAAGATGCCATCGATGACCTCGTATGATCCGGACCTGCTTGCGTTTCTGTCTCCGAAAGAACTGGAGGAACTCAATGCGCTGATTGATAGCGACCCCTGTCCGTGGTACCCACAGGTAGGACCGCAAATGATGGCGCACGATTCGCAAGCGCAGATTGTAGGTTATGGCGGTGCGGCTGGCGGGGGCAAATCGTCACTGGCCTGTGGGCTCGCCATTACCCAGCATCGCAAAGCCATCATTTTTCGCGAGAACGGCACCGAGCTGCAAGGTATCCTGGACGAGCTTACGCGTATTATCGGTTCGCGGGACGGCTACAACGGGCAGGATAAGATCTGGCGGTTCAGGGGCTATGACGGCACGTATCGGCAAATCGAGTTGGGGAGCTATCCAAACCCCGGCGACGAGATCAAGTATCAAGGCCGCGACCATGACCTGATCGTATACGACGAGGCCGCGAACCATCGCGAGATAGCAGTGCGCTTTCTGATGGGCTGGCTACGCTCTACAGTCGAAGGGCAGCGATGCCGGGTGCTGATGACTTTCAACCCGCCAACTACTGCGGAAGGCCGCTGGGTGATCTCGTTCTTTGGCCCTTGGCTTGACAAGAAGCACCCCAATCCGGCGAAGCCTGGCGAACTGCGGTGGTTTGCGACGGTGAACGGCAAGGATATCGAAGTGGACAGCAACCGACCTTTTGTTTTGCGGGGTGAAGAATGCGTTTACGATTTCGAACCAAAGGATTACAACCCCGCGGATATCATTACACCGCTTTCCCGTACGTTCATCCCGAGTCGGGTTACCGACAACGTCTACCTGAGGAACACCGGATATATGAATACGCTGCAAGGTTTGCCTGAGCCTCTGCGCTCGCAGATGCTGAATGGCGATTTCGGGGCGGGAATGGAGGATAGCCCGTGGCAGGTTATTCCAACCGCATGGGTGGAAGCGGCAACACAACGATGGACAGAGCCGAACAAACGCGCCCCAATGGATGCGGTCGGGGTGGACGTCGCCCGCGGCGGCAAGGACAACACGGTTATCGCACGGCGGCACGGCCAGTGGTATGACAAACCGATAGTATTAGCTGGTTCATCAACCCCGAACGGCTCTACGGTAGCGGGGGCGACAGTAGCGGCCATGCGTGATCACGCGCCTATTCACATTGACGTCATCGGCGTGGGCGCAAGCCCTTACGACTATCTTATGGACATGAAAATGCAGGTAATTGGCGTCAATGTCTCGGAAGCCGCAACTTCGACAGACCGTAGTGGCCGCCTGCATTTCAGGAATCTGCGCTCGCAGTTGTGGTGGAAGTTCCGTGAACTGCTGGATCCCGAGAACAACACGGGTATCGCTTTACCGCCGGATGACCGCTTGATGGCGGACCTGTGCGCGCCGACGTGGTGCGTCAAAGGGACGGTGATACAAGTTGAATCGAGAGAAGAAATTGTGAAGCGTATCGGCCGGTCTCCGGACTGGGCCAGCGCCTATGTACTGGCGCAAATCGAGACCGCAAAAGCCAGCGTACTGCTGGCGGCAATCGGCGGCAATCGGTCGAAGATACGCGGGGATTACGACCCTTACGCCAACCTGTAGGCTTCGTGTACCTGTCGGGTGGTGTTGGTTTTATACTTGCAACAAAACGCAGGACAGCAATCATGCGAATAATCGAAGAAAACGTGGTTGAGTTTATCCAGGCGAACGGCGATATGCTGAAAGCGAACTGGGAAGAAACCGGCTTTGGTTGGGATTTCGATATCGATTTCGACTTCTACGGACGGTTACAGGAAGCGGGTTTGCTTTGGGGACTTGCGGCTTACGACGGTGATACTCCGGTGGGCTACTGCACGTTTATGGTTTTCCCTCATGCCTGGCAGAAAGGGCTTCGGGTCGGCAATCACGATGCGATGTACATCAAACCGGAATACCGATGCGGAACCCTGTGCTGGAAGTTGATCCGCATGGCCGAGAAGATAGCCCACGAGCACGGGGCGTCCTATTTCATGTGGCATACGCGGGCGGCTACTCCGTTCGCGGATATGCTGTACCGCCGCGGGTATCATCGCGCAGAAGAAGTCGTATACAAGAGGATTTAGGATATGGGCATTGAAACGATTGCGGCGGTAACAGCAGCAGTGGCGGGGGTGGCGGGTACGGTAAGCGCCGTTAAATCCGCTAACGATCAGGCATCCGCTACGAAACAATCGCAGAAGCTGGCTGAGGCTACGGCAGAGCAGCAAACCAAGGCGTACAACAAGGCCAATGCGAACAGCCCTGATATCGCAGCGGAGCAGGCCGCAAACCAGCAGGCCGCGCTTTCGGGCACTAATAGTACGTTCCTTACAGGCTCGGGCGGGATCGACACTTCCAGCCTGAATCTCGGCAAGTCTACGCTACTGGGTGGCTAAACATGACGTTTGAAGCATCGAAGTACGAAAATCGCTGGAGCGATTTGCAATCAGAACGCGCGCCCTGGATGATGCGGTACCGCACGCTCGGTGAATTCTACATGCCGTATACCTCCCGTAGTGACGCCAGCGACCGTAATACACCGAAGCCTTTCAACAGCATATACGACAGTGCGGGCACGCGAGCGGTAACGGTACTGGCCGCTGGTCTGATGGCGGGTATGACTTCCCCCGCACGACCGTGGTTCAGGCTGTCCACCGGGGAAGACGATCTGGATATGTATTCGCCGGTTAAACTGTGGCTATCCGACGTACAGCGCACAATGATGGCAGTATTCAGTAAGTCGAATACATACAGGGCCCTGCATTCTGTCTACACGGAAATGGCGATTTACGGTACAGGGGCCAGCATTATCATGCCGGACTACGACAACGTGATCCACCACTACCCGTTGACCGCTGGCGAATACTGTATTGATGCGGATGGCAAAGGCCGGGTGGACACCCTGTATCGTGAATTCCAGATGACAGTGCACGCCATGGTGCGCGAATTCGGCTATGAGAACTGTTCGCGCAACGTGCAGAACATGCACGACCGGAACAGCAAGAATGCCTGGATAACGGTTATCCACGCTATCGAACCTCGTTCGGACAGAGACGCTGGCCGGAAAGACAACAAAAACATGCCGTTCGTTTCCATCTATTTTGAGAAAGGGGGAGACAGCAACAAGATCCTGCGAGAATCTGGTTTCAACAGATTCCCTGCGGTATGCCCTCGATGGAATATCGCCGGTTCCGATATCTACGGTCACGGCCCCGGTATCGAAGCGCTGGGGGATACCAAGCAGCTGCAGCACGAACAGAAACGTAAGGCGCAAGGCATCGACTATCAGACCATGCCCCCACTTCAAGCGCCGACCGCAACCAAGAACATGGAGTTCAATACTCTTCCTGGTGGCATCTCATTTGTCGATGCGTCCACCCAGAACGGCGGCATTCGGTCGGCCTTCGAGGTGAATCTGAATCTGCAATATCTGCTGAATGATATTCAGGACGTACGCCAGCGCATCCAGCAATCGTTCTATTCCGACTTGTTCCTGATGCTCACCCAGCAGGATTCACGGATGACCGCTACCGAAGTGGCAGAGCGTCATGAAGAAAAGCTGGTGGTATTAGGACCCGTTACCGAACGGTTGCAGAACGAGATGCTGGCCCCTGTTATCGAATCTACGTTCGACAGTATGGCAGCGGCTGGAGTTTTACCACCAGCACCGGAAGAACTCAAAGGCCGTGAATTGAGCGTGGACTACATCTCCATGCTGGCGCAGGCGCAGAAAGCAGTAGGCACTAACGCGATTGATCGGCTTCTGGGCGCAGCCGTGCAGGTGGCGCAGGTTAAACCGGAAGTTCTGGACCGCTTCGATCCGGATGCGTGGGTGGATATCTATACGGATTCACTGGGCGCGGACCCACGTTTGCTGGTGCCAATCGACAAGGCCAACCAGATCCGACAGCAGCGCGCGCAGCAACAGGCGCAGGCGCAGCAGATGGCGCAGGCGCAGCAGATGGCAGCAACTGCGAAAGACGCCGCTGGAGCAAAGACCGACCAACCCAGCGCGCTCACTAACGTGATCGACATGTTCAGCGGATACAATACGCCCTAGGGGGCTTTATGACTCTGCACGTACCGAGTTCGCATTTCATTCTGACCGATGACGGGAAAACCGTTGTCGGGGTACGTGACCCAAAAGGCGCGGATCACTATTGGCTGGATGAAAAGCCTGAAGGTAGCGCACACGCCTATAAAGGGGATTTGATTCTGACAGTGGTAAGCGGATTGCTGGATGCGGAAATAACGGATGCCGCATGGGCGATGCCCACTACCCCAACGGTATTTGCGCCTCCTACCGTAACCAGCAGCACGGATGCGATCACCTATGAGCCCTCTACAGGAACACTAACGTTCAACGAAACGCAAGCCTACAGCATGGTGCTGTCATTCAATCCGAATACAACGTCTGGGCGTACCATTTACTACTATGTAACTGTGGATTACAACGACGGCAACGGTTTTCGGCCCTTGCGATATTCTGCACGACAGGTCTACGTGAGAGCCAACGAAACAAATCAAGTGTTATTTTTGTCACTATTCAAGTTTCCGGCGGGTACTAAACTCAAGCGCTACGTATGGGCCAGCGATACTCTGAATTGTGTAACTGTCGATTTACCCAATACCACAGCGGGCACGGTAACGATACCTGCCGCAAGAATGGTATACACCGTGGACTATGGCCCGCATCTTTTAGCAGAGGAATAACGATATGCCAATGGCGAGTATGAAACTACCACCTCGGGAAAACGAGAATGTGTCGGAACCCCGCGAAATGAGTGACGATTACGGATGGGGTTTGTGTATCGATATTAACGATACGCAATTAAAGGCGATGGGGTACAACGAACCGCTGCCAGCCGGATCAGATATCACAATTATTGCAAAGGCCAAAGTCACCCGCACGACAACTTGCGACGAAGGCGAAGGGCCCGAAACACGGATGTCTGCGCAAATTACGGATATGGAACTTAAACCGGGAGTTCCCGATGAAGGCCAACCGCGTCCGAATATCGCGCAAACGCTATATGGGGGACCTAAAGCATGACAGTTATCCAGAAGCAGGGATCCCCCTTCCTGTTTGATCAACTATCGGGGCAACGAATAAGCGTTCGTAACGAGGACGGAACTGATACTTATTTTTCTCCACAACGTATAGCGGATATAACAGGCTTACCTTTGCTATCCAGCGTGATAATAAATTCATCGTTCTATTTAACGGGGTTGAGCGTAATCGCCACTTCATACGGTGATCACTGGGAATATTCACCACTTCCAGCGAGAGCGTGGGCTGATATTCTTGCCATACCAACAACTTCTTTAGCAACAGGAATGATTTGTCGGGCTACCGATTTGGGCCTGCACACGTTTATCTGGGATGGAAGTAACTGGCAGAGCCTTAATAATGCGCCGATCAAAGTTGGGTCGAGCAGGACGCAGGTTACAGGGGCATTAACAAGCAATTTAATTTATTCTCCAGTTATTCCAGCGAACTTATTGGGTGTCGGGGGCAGAATAATTTGTGAAGTGCAAGCTACATATACAAGTAGTGCAAACGTAAAAAATTTATATCTAGCCAATTCTGTTGGGGCAATACTTGCCTCAGCAAGATGTGCTGCGGTTGGGGTTCTTGGTGTAAAAGCAAGATTTGTTACCATGTTGAATGGTTCTGGCAGCATGTATGCTCTACTGAATTCAGCTGGCACACTTAGTGATCCATTCTACTCAAGCACACCAGCGGGCGTTACGTTTGATCAATCTGTTAGCCAGACCCTAAATATCACACTTGCTCAGGGTGCGGTCGAAACGTTTACGGCTTACGGTTATGATATGTGGGTTGAAAGGAGGACAGCATAATGACCACAAAAACAATCTCAGACACAGAATTGTCATTATTTGATTCAACCGATTACCCTTGGTGCGTCGTTACGACAGAAGGGCATGTGTTCTATCAGGAATCAGACCTTGCAGAATATCAAACAGCAATGAAAGCTCTTGGTTTGACGGTTGATAGTAGTGGGAATATCACGACAGGTGAATAGCTTTGTACGGGTCTTTAGCACGGAATACTAATACCAGTAAAAAGGGGGATAGATGGCTACTTACAAATTAAAACCAGTATGGGGTTTGTTTGACGAATCAACAGGGGCCTTTGCGGGATTTCGGGCGGATGATGCGACAGGTACTAAGGACTATCTGGCCGCACTGTCTGCGGCGAACGCTGCCAGCTTGTCACTAAGCGGTATCCCTATCAGCGGAAGTTCGGGATCTTTTACTACGTTGGCAGCGTCCAGCACGGTATCGGGCGTCGGCTTCTCTAACTACATGGCCGCGCCACCGTCTATCGGTACAACCACACCAGGCATCGTCAAGACGTCGAACCTACAGGCGACATATACGGATAGTTCGGGAACAGCGGGTAACGCGACGAATAACAGCCCAACAGGCCGCGCAGCGTTTGCAGCCGCCGCAACTACGTGCGTGATCACCAATTCGCTGGTTACGGCTACCAGTAAGGTATTTACACAGTTGGAGGGTTCCGACACTACGTTGCTTTACATCAAGTCCGCTGTTCCGGCAGCCGGTTCATTTACGGTTACAGGCAATGCGGCGGCAACCGCAGCAACTAAATTCAGCTTCATAGTTGTGAACTAAAAACGGTGTGTACCTGACGCCGAAAACATGGATTATCATAATTGCATGAAAGAACATGACCCTTTGGATTTACAAGGCCAAGCCGAAGCGCAGGAAACGCAGAAATTAAGCGAGGAACGCGCACGGCTGAACGAGCTTGCAGATCTCAAATGGCTAATGAGTAGCGAACGGGGCCGTCGTATTGTATGGCGACTGCTGGACCGCGCTGGTGTGTTTCGGACCTCGTTTAATACGAATGCGCTCTCGATGTCTTTTAATGAGGGGCGTCGTAACGAAGGACTGGTCACTCTACAGATGATCCATGCAGTTTGTCCCGAACTTTACCCGACGATGATTAGAGAGGCATCAAATGGCAGAAGTAACAGCAGCGACCGAAACCGCAGCGACAGCACAAACAGCGGCGGTTTCTGACGTTCCGGCAACCGATACTGTTTTAACGGCGGAGCAATCCGCGGTGGAAGCACAAACAGCGCAGGCGATACCCGCCAGTCCTGATTTGCTGAATGACGATGCTCCGGCAGCGGATCCCGAAAAACCAGCAGAAGACCCCGCGAAACCGATAGAAGGTGCGCCTGAGAAATACGAGTTCAAAGCCCCGGAAGGCGCGGCGCTCGATGCCACCGTTATTGCGGATTTCGCGGACGTAGCGCGCGAACTGAACCTGCCACAGGATGCCGCGCAAAAGATCATCGACAAGATTGCTCCTAAACTGGCCGCGCAACAAACCGCGGCGCTGGAAACACTGAGCAATCAATGGGTCGATCAGGTTAAATCAGATAAAGACATCGGCGGAGACAAACTGCAAACCAGTTTGGCTACCGCTAAAAAAGCGCTGGATGCCTACGGCTCGCCGGAACTCAGGCAATTGCTGGGTACATCCAAGCTGGGAAATAATCCGGACGTGATCCGCTTTTTCTACAACGTGGGGAAAACCCTCAGCGAAGATTCGGTGGTCACTGGTAAGCAAGGCAAAGGCGACGGCCACAACGGTGCTACCGCGGCGGCCACGCTATATCCAACAAAGTAAACAGGGGAAAATTAGTCTATGGCTACTTTATCAAGCGCCAATGCTCTGACCTTAGCGGACTGGGCGAAACGAGTCGATAAAGAAGGCAAAATTCCAGTGATCGCGGAGCTGTTATCTCAGACCAACGAAATTCTGGACGATGCCCTTTTTGTCGAAGGTAACTTGCCAACAGGTCACCGGGTTGTCATCCGTACCGGTTTACCAACAGTGTACTGGCGTACGCTGAATAAAGGGGTTCCTTCCAGCAAATCACGCACCGCGCAAGTGGATGAAGCATGCGGCATGATGGAAGCGCGCTCTGATACCGATATCGCCATTCTGAAATTGAACGGTGATGAAGCGCAAGTGCGCATGTCCGAAGACATGGCGTTTCTGGAATCCATGAACCAGAAACAGGCAACTACCATGTTTTACGGTAATCCAGCAACCGATCCCGCGCAGTACCTCGGGCTGGCTCCCCGCTACAGTTCGCTGTCCGGCGGTAATGCACAGAACATCCTGAGCGCCGGTGCTTCTGGCTCCGACAATACCTCTATTTGGTTGGTAGTATGGGGTGAGAATACGGTATTCAATACCTTCCCTAAAGGGTCTACCGCAGGGCTGGAACACCGTGATCTGGGTGAGCAAACGGTGCTGGATTCCGACGGCAACCGCTACCAGGCTAAATCTACTCTGTATCATTGGGATACGGGTCTAGTTGTGAAAGACTGGCGATATGCGGTACGTATCTGCAACATTGACGTATCCGATCTGAAAGGCGTTACTGGTACGCAGGCCACCACTTCATCCACAGCCGTGATGAAACTGATGTCACAAGCGATGGATTTGATCCCGAACTTCAATGCCGGTAAAGCGGCATTCTATATGAACCGTTCAGTATTTACCGGGATGAAGAACTATGCGCTGGATAAATCACAAAACGCGCTTGCTATCCAGACAGCACTGGATCAGTTCGGTAATTCAAAAAGCTGGCTGTCATTCCTCGGCATCCCATTGCGTAAATGCGATGCGTTGTTAAACACCGAATCACTGGTATCATAAGGGGGCCTTTGATGATTCTCGACGGATTATTGCGCGTATCTAACGCGCAGGCATTTACTGCCACCGCTATTTCGACCGATGTTATCGACTTCGGCGGTGTGCTGGATGCCGGTGAAGGTCAGCAGCTGCAAATGCTGTTTAACGTAACGACCGCGTTTACCGGCCTTACCAGTGTAGAATTTCAGGTGGTTGGGTCTTCTGACCCAGCGATGGGCACTTATACGGTTCTGGGTTCCTCCGGGGCGATCCTGTTAGCCAGCCTGACGCTGGGCAAACAGCTTGCTGTGGAACTGAATCCGCAAATCGGCTCTACAGGGTTCCGCTATCTGGCTGCTCGATACGTAGTAACGGGCACAGGTACGGCGGGCGCGGTAACAGCCTATCTGATTCTGGATCTGCAAGACGGCCGCAAGTTCTATGCGTCTGGCTTCTCTGTTTAACAGGTGGATTAAATGGCTAAATATCTGGTTACTAAACTCTCGTTTATCACCGACCATCTGGTAGAGCCGGGTACCATCATTGATTTCGATGGGGTACCGTCAAAAGTCATGGTGCCGCAGGATAAAGCGGCAAAGGCTGCGGTAAAGGCCTCCGGGGTTGAGACTGAAACAGAAACGGTTACTGCGGAAACCACAACCGATCTCGCGTAGCTCCTTTGATGGTGTTAGTCAGTGCTAGGTTTGGGGGCTTCGAGCCCCCTTTTTTGTAGGGAGAATTTACCATGGCTTCCGCTGTTGAGATTTGCAATATGGCTCTGGCATACCTCGGGGACAGGGCCAACGTTGCATCCATCGATCCCCCCGAAGGCTCCACCGAGGCCGAGCATTGCGCTCGCTTCTATCCAATAGCCCGCGATACTTTGCTGGAGGCGCATTGCTGGAACTTTGCCACACGTCGCGCACAACTCGCCCAGCTATCAATAACGCCTATCGGATGGGATTATGCATACGCACGGCCCTCCAGCGCTTTACGCGTTTTTTCTATATTCTCAGCGAATATGCAGCGGGAATATGGATTGGATAATGGCGTACCTTTCGATCCGCCTCAGCAGGACTTCATTTGCGAATCAGATGACAATGGGACCCCTATTATCTTCACGAATCAAGCAAGTGCTTATGCGAAGTATACGATCCGGGTAACGGATACCGCTCGCTTCTCTCCCCTGTTCGTGAATACTCTGGCATGGCATCTGGCGTCTATGCTGGCGGGGCCTATCTATAAAGGGGACGTAGGTATGAAGCAGGCGCAGTATTGCGCGCAGATGATGAATGCTTTTCTTGCGCAAGCGAAAAACGCAGATGCCAACCAGCGCAAGATCCCGAACACATCGCAAGCCCCCTGGATAAACGCGAGAGGATAACCCATGGCAAATATCCGATCTCTCCAGCACAGTTTCAACGGCGGGGAACTTACACCAGAATTCTTCGGGCAGGTTACCGACCAGAAATATTCGACGGGGGCAGCGACCCTGCTTAACTTCATGGCGCTTCCCCACGGCCCCGCGGCAAACAGACCAGGATTCGAGTTCGTACGGGCGGTGAAGGATTCCAGCAAGGCCGTGCGTTTGATCCCTTTTGTTTACTCTACCACCCAGACCTTTGCAATCGAGTTCGGAGCGGGATACTTCCGATTCCATACCGCGGGGGCCACCGTGATGAACAGCGGTGTGCCTTATGAAATAACCAGCGATTACGCAGAGGCCGATTTATTCGACGTCCATTACGTACAATCGGCGGACGTGATGACGCTAGTTCACCCATCCTATCCCCCGCGCGAGCTGCGACGCTATGGGGCATTGGATTGGCGATTGGTTGATATTGATTTTGTTCCCGATTTGGCAGCGCCCACGGGAGTAACAGCAACCGCAACAGTGGGTTCAGGAACCAGCAGCAATACCGTTTACAGTTATGTCGTCACCAATGTCGATTCTACCGGCCTTAATGAATCTATAGCCTCTTCCGCCGCAAGCTGCACAGGGGATTTACTGCTGACAGATTCCTATAATACCGTTGGTTGGACAGCTGTTTCGGGGGCATATCGATACAACATATACCGCAAGTATGAAGGGCTTTACGGCTACGTCGGGCAGACTGCGGACGTATCCTTTATCGATGACAACATAACGCCCGATCTGACGCAAACACCCCCGGAGCAAGACGATCCATTCAGCAGTGCGGACAACTACCCAAGCGCGGTGGGTTACTTCGAACAACGCCGTGTTTTTGCGGGCACGGAAAACAAACCACAAAACGTATGGCTTACCCGAAGCGGTACCGAAAGTAACATGTCCTATTCCCTGCCAACTCGGGATGAGGATTCTATTCGCTTTCGGATTGCAGTTAGGGAGGCCAGCCGTATTTTGCACATCGTACCTCTGACAAACCTCGTAGCACTTACTAGCGCCACTGAACTGCGGATTTCGTCCACCGATTCCGGAGCGCTTACACCAAGCAACCCGAGTGTGCGCCCGCAATCGTATGTCGGGGCCAACAATACGCAGCCGCTGGTGGTGAACAACAATCTGTTATTCGTAGCGGCAAGGGGCGGTCACGTTCGCGAACTGGCCTATAACTATTACGCCGGGGGTTACGTGACCGGGGATATCTCCCTACGTGCCCCGCATTTGTTTGATGGCCTCGATGTGACGGATTGCGCCTACCAGAAATCACCATATCCGATTTGCTGGTGGGTATCATCCAACGGTCAGCTACTTGGGCTCACGTACGTGCCTGAACAACAGATTGGGGCCTGGCACCGGCACGATACAATAAATGGATCCTTTGAATCGGTGTGCTGTATCGCGGATGGGGATACCGAGGACCGGATCTATGTAGTGGTCAAGCGTACGGTGAATGGGGCAACTGTCCGGTATATCGAGCGCATGAGCACCGTTCTTTTCGCAGATCGCGCAGACGCATTTTTTGTCGATTCTGGCCTTACGTACGAAGGAACCGCCACGACCTCGATAAGTGGTTTAGACCACCTGACAGGGGAAACGGTAAACATTCTGGCGGATGGCGCGGTGCTACCGCAACAAACAGTCGTAAGCGGCGGGATCACGTTACCGGTAGCCGCAAGCAAGGTTACGGTAGGCTTACCCATTACCGCTACTATTGCGACGCTACCGCTAGCGCAGCAGGTAGATGGTGGCATGGGGCAGGGCCGCTATAAAGACGTTAACCAGCTTTGGATCAGAGTTTACCAATCCAGTGGACTATGGGCAGGGCCATCTCTTGACGATTTGGTGGAAGCCAAACCGAGAAGCACCGAAGTCTACGGATCGCCACCTAATCTGAAATCAGAAGAAATATACATCCGACCCGGTGGCCGGTGGAACGATTCCGGTCAGATTTACATACAGCAAACCGATCCACTGCCTCTTAAAGTGGTAGCAATAACCGCCGAGGTAGCGATAGGCGCGTAAGGAAAGCGGTGGTGTACCTAAGATGGTCCCACCGCTTTATACTGGATCCGTAAAACATATGGGGCGAAAGTATGGGAATATCATCGATTGCAGCGGCTTCCGGCCTATCACAAACGGCTGTCGGGGCGCAGGTGGCGGGGGGTTTGGCTTCCGCCGTAGGAAGTACGGTTTCCGCTTTGTCGCAGAAAAATGCTTATGAATTTTCATCAAGCATGGCGGAGCTCAATGCGCAGCAAGCAGAGCTCGGTTATAAATCGGCAGTAACTGCGGGGCAGCAAGCCGAAGAAAAATCCATGATCCAAACGGCGCAGCTGAAAAGTAAACAGACTACCGCCATGGCCGCAAATGGTCTGGATTTAAGTGAAGGGTCGCCGCTTAACGTGCTGACAACAACGGACGTTATGGGCAAGATAGACCAGAACAACATCAAGGCAAACGCGGTGATGGCGGCTTTCGGATACAAGACACAGGAAACAAATTCGCTTATCCAGGCAAAGATGGCCTCGGCATCCGCGGGATCTATCAGTGCCCCTTTGAGTACAGCCACCAGCTTGCTTACCTCCGCTTCCAATGTCGCGGGAAAATGGTACCAGGCTTCGCGTGCTGGGGTTTTTGGGTCCAGCAACTCTACCTCTGTTTTGGCATCCAATACTAACAGCGACTGGCTGTCTTCGGTTTTCTAAGGAGTACGCAACATGCCTCAAGTACCAACCTATGACAATTTGACGACAAACCTACAGGCCGCGAATCCCGGCAGTTTTTCAGCACCTGCCCCCACCAATTTTGCAGCCCAGCAAGCGCAGCAGGTAGGGGCCGCGGCTATGCAGGCGGGGGATACCGCTCTGGGGATCGCTACAGATATCCAGGAGCAGGCTAACCAGTTACGCGTGGATGACGCCGTAAATAAAGCCCGTGAGCACGCCTTGCAACTAACCTTCGGGGATAACGGATATTCCAAACTGACAGGAGAAGCCGCGCTTAACAGACCGTCAGGTAAACCTCTGGCGGATGAATACGCAGATCAACTAAAGGATCAGATGGGGCAAATCTCCGCAGGGCTGGGTAATAATGCCCAGCGAGAAGCTTTTGCACGGCAGGCTCAGAATATTCAGGGGGGTTTCTACAGTTCGGTGATGTCGCATACTGCAGAACAGTTCCGCAACTATGGGATCTCGGTTCGGCAGGGCACCATCGATAACCGGACCAATGAAATCGGATTGAATTACCGAAATCCCGCAGCCGTAGAGCAAAACGTAAAATCTATTCAGGCGGCGGTATACGATCTGGGCAGGATACAGGGATGGTCTGGGGAAGAAACACAGGCCAAGATGCAGCAAGCCACCAGCCAGGCGCACAAGCTCGCCATATCCTCTGCGCTACAGGACAATAATTTGGGATACGCAACGGCTTATGTAAACCATTTCGGCGATCAAATGGATGCGCAGGATTTACTGCAGGTACGCGGGTATCTTACCCGCGAGCAGGATTCCCAAATCGCGCTCAAAGTATCAACCGACGTCATGCAGAAATACACGCCACAGTTGCAAAACTCAGACTTTGATCGAGCCTTTAACATCCTTGTCGGGGCGGAATCCGGCGGGAAACAGATGGATGCCAATGGGCAGCCGTTGACCAGTCCGAAAGGGGCTATTGGTGCAGCACAAGTTATGCCGACTACCGCCCCCGAAGCCGCGGAACTGGCGGGATTACCTTGGGATGAAAACCTGTATAAAACGAATGCGGATTACAACAAGGCGTTAGGTGCAGCGTATTTTAAAAAACAGGTGCAGGCCTTTGGTGGTGATTTAGCAAAAGCGTATGCGGCATATAACGCGGGCCCGCAGGCTGTCAAAGATGCGATCACAGCAAGCCAGAAAGACGGTACGGACTGGCTGTCTAAAGTGCCAGCAGAAACGCAAAACTACGTTACCAATAATCTGAACGCTTACGCTAACGGGGCGGGGAAATACCAGATGCCCACTCTTCTTGAAATGCAGAATGACGTAAGGGAGCGCATGGGGCCTTTAGCCAGCCCGACCCGATTAAAGGCAGCGCTCGATGAAACCGAACGCCAGTATTCAGCAATGAAAGCCGATATCACACAAAGGCAAGCCCAGACAAAAACAGATGCCCTACAGCAGATCATGCAGAACGGTGGCAATTTCAACGCGCTACCCATTAGCGTTCGCGGGGCTTTAGCGCCGGAAGATGCAGCAAGCGCTATGGATTTCGCCAAAAAGATATCAACGGGGCAGGACGTAACGACCGATCTGTATTTATACAATCAGTTAACTAACAATCCAAAAATGCTAACAGGTATGTCGGATGCGCAGTTCTACGCTACCCGCACGGCTCTGTCCACCGCGGATTTTAAACATTTTTCCGATTTGCGGGCAAAGGCCAGCGGATCCGGTATCGGTTCCAGCGGCCCCGGTGATCTGGATACTTCTGCTATCAAAAATATCCTCGATAACCGATTGGATATGTCGGGTATTGTCTCCAACCCGCCCAGCAACGACCGGGAGGGGCAGCAGCAGATCGGGGGTATCCGGCAATTTGTGGATCAATATTTGCTTACCGCGCAAAAGGAAGCGGGGCATAAGTTCAAGCAGGATGAAATTCAAAGCCAGATTGATCAACTGTTCGCCCGCAACATAACGCTGCAAGGCATGTTCAACAAGGGCGATAAAAAGTCTATCATGCAGATAACTACCGGGGATATTCCGGATGAAGATTTAACACAAATCAAGGGCGCACTTTCCCGTCGCGGGTTTACGAATCCGACCGATGCGCAGATCCTGAACTTATACCGAATGGGGCAGGTAGCCAAAAAATGACCGATTATGATAGCTTACTCGACCAAGCCAGCTCTTCATTAAACAAGTACGATACGCTTTTAGGTGGAAGCGATACCGATCCGCGCGCCGCCTCCGCGCGACAAGGTGTTGCTTCCGCCGTTCTATCGGGGGTGGATGCGGATGCTTACGCCGCAGCCGCCAAGGTTGCCGCGAAAACGGGATTACCGGTAAACACAATAATGGGGCAACCCGCCGAAGTTGCCAAGCAAACGCAAGTCGGGTCCATCGATTTTAACGACCTTGCCCAAACTGCCCCCGCAACAGCAGATCTTCTATCCGATTACCAAAAGGCTATGATCTCGCACGATGATGTGGATAACCTGTCGGGTATTGAGAAAGCTTTGGCACCGGTGGCCCGCGTATCTCGGGCGGTAGGCGCGGGGATGTATGACGTAGCTACCGCGTGGCCGGGTATGGCCGAAGTCGCAGTAAAAAATATCGCTCCGGTATTAGACTGGACAGAAGGAACTTTGCTACCAGAAAACCCTTTACGGCGGGTGGCCGCAGGGCTTGAGGACTGGCGGAAAAAATCGCAACAAGTATCCGAAAACATCCAGGGAGATATCAGCAAGGCGGGGCCTGTTGAGAAAGACGTTATCTCCGGCTTCCGTTCGGTCGGGCAGATGGCCCTGCCGCTGGCGGGGGCTATCGCTACAGGTAACCCCGCAATTGCCGTCGGCGCAGGCGCAGCGCTGCAAGGAGAGCAAAGCGCTACGCAAGCCTTAGATAAGGGGGCGACGCCATTTACAGCGCTTACCCTTGGGTTAGCGGACGCAGAAGCGGAGGCAGTTACCGAGGCGCTACCTGTGGGCCGATTGGTTAAGGACGTAAAGGCGGGAGCGCCCTTATGGAAGCTGATAGGCAATCAAATCATGCGCGAGGTACCCACCGAAATGGCGGCTACCGCATGGCAGAATTTTGACCAATGGGCGCTTATCAATAAGGATAAACCATTCAGCGATTATCTGAACGAATTACCGGATGCCGAAAAATCTACGGTGATATCTACCATTACATCCACCATCGCGACCGCTGGCCTTGGTCACGGGATCAATCGGGTGTTCGGCCAAGCCGAAATGCGCAGACAGCAGGCGCAGGATGCAGGACAATCCGCGGAAGCCTTACAAGCAGTTACCGATTTGGCGAAACAGAGCAAGACACTGGCTCGCGATCCAGACGCCTTCAAAAGTTTTATAGGACAGATTGCGCAAGGGACACCTGTAGAAACCGTTTATATTGACGCTGACAAACTGGCGCAATCCGGCTTTCTGGATAAATTGTCCGAGGTATCCCCCGCGGTTCGTGAACAATATCAGGGAGCCGTTACTTCTGGGGGTATGGTTGCTATCCCCCTGGACGAGTATGCCACCAGCATAGCGCCTACGGATATGGGTGCGGCGCTGATGCAGGACTTGCGTACCGATCCAAATGGTATGTCCATGAGCGAGCAGCAAGAATACCTGAAAGACGGTGGCCGTGAAGCGCTGCGGGCGGATTTGCAGACCGCAGTCGATGCGCAGATGCAGACCGATGCTTTCAAGCAATCGGCGGATTCTGTACGTAAGAGCATTCTGGATCAGCTGAACTCCGCGGGTCGGTTTGATAAAGACGTAAACGAGCAATACGCCACGTTATCCGGTAGCTTTTACAATGTCATGGCCGCACGCATGGGTATGACGCCGGAAGAATATTTCAAAACAAATCCCCTGACCATCACCGATCAGGTACCTGCGGGAGAAACCGCGGCGGATGTGCGCGGACAATTTGTTCCGGCAACAAATACCTTGCGGCTTCTTGAAAAAGCGGACCTGTCGACATACATCCACGAATCCGGGCATTTCTTCCTGAACTCTTTCACAAAATTGATCGATTCTGAAAACCTCCCGACGGACATCAAGGAGGATATTGATTCGGTCATGAAATGGTTTGGGGTCCCTTCCGCGCAGGAATGGAATGCCATGCCGATAGACCAGCAGCGGGAATATCATGAGAAATTCGCTCGGGGATTTGAGGCCTACGCTTTTGAAGGAAAGGCACCATCTATCGAATTGCAGCGTACGTTTCAGACTTTCCGATCCTGGATGTTGAACGTTTACCGGGCATTGGTTGCCGCGGTTCGCGGAAGTAGCAATAAGGTCGGTACCGCCAAACCCGCGGAAATTGCCAAAACATTGAACGTGGAATTATCAGACGAAGTACGGGCGGTGTTTGATCGTATGCTGGCCAGCGCGGACGAGATCCAGACCGCGGAGCAAATGCGGGGCATGCAACCCCTGATAACGGATCCCGCGGCGCTGGGGATGTCGCGGGAGGAATATCTTGCGTACCACAAAGAAAGTCTGGCGGCGTCAATGGATGCCACACAGGAACTGGAAACAAAAAGTCTGCGGGATTTACAATGGTTTCACAATGCACAAGGCCGTGAAGTTAAACGTCTGCAAAGGGAATCGGACAGTAAGCGTAAAGCATTGCGCACGCAGATCCAAAAAGATGTTATGTCCCGTCCGGTATATCAGGCTTATAAATATTTGACAGGTCGCAACCACATCAAAGATCCAGCAAACGCGGGTCGTTTTCTTGAAAGCGATATCACTAAACAGTATCCGGAAGCAATTAGCGCCACTCTAAAAAACAGAGGCATGCTATCGCCTAAGGGGATATCCCCTGACTTGATTGCTGAAAAGTTTGGTTTTACGTCGGGGGATGCGTTGGTAAGGCAGCTGGCCGCGGCCAATGATATGAACGGGGAAATCGAAGGTCTGACGGATGCGGCTATGCTGTCACAGTACAGCGAATTGGCTACGCCAGAAGGTATTGATCGGGAGGCAGACAAGGCGGTTCACAACACGCTAAGAGCTAAAGTGCTGACCACCGAAGCTAACGCATTAGCCAAGGCGGTAGGGCAGCGCAAAGTCGTCTACGCCGCCGCAAAAGAGTACGCCGCGCAGATAGTCGCCCGCAATCCGATCCGCTTGATGCGGCCATCGCAGTATACCGCTGCGGAAGCGCGGGCAGCGAAAGCAGCGGCGCAAGCCTATAACAAAGGGGATCTAAAAGCTGCCGCCACTGAAAAGCGCAATCAATTAATCAATAACCTGGTAGCCAAAGAAGTATTTAAAGCGCAGGAAGAGGCCAAAAAGGTAGACCAGTATTTCCGCAAAATTGCGGATCTTCCGGACGACAAGGTAGGCAAAACCCGCGACATGGATATCGTAAATGCTGTTCGTGGGGTGCTTGCGCAATACGGCTACGGCGCGCGTAAAGCAAAAACCGCGGCCGAATATCTTGATCGGGTTAAAGAGAATGATCCGGAAACGTTCGCTATTGTTGCCCAAAGTGTGGCAACGGCCGAGGCTACCGCCAAAAGCGTAAACGACATGACTATGGAAGAATTGCGCGGCCTGCGGGATGAAATTGATTCTATGTGGTTTATGGCAAAGCGCAGCCGCCAGATGGAGGTTGATGGCGATTTGTTGGATCGGCAGGACGCCGCCGACCAATTGCACGAACGTATGCAGGAAATCGGCATACCCGAGCAAATCGGCACCGATCAAGCGGTTACAAAGCGGCAGGAAGCACTCATGAATTTCATGTCGTTGATCGCCTGTGGGCGGCGAGTGGAATCCTGGGTTGGCTTGAAAGACGGACAGCAGCTGACCGGTCCTTTCCGGCGGTATATCTTCAACCCAATCAAGGATGCCGCCGATAAATATCGAGTCGATAAACAGACAAAATTAAAAGAATTTCGCGATGTCGTTGCAAGCGTACAGGATAGTTTTAAACGAGAAATTATCGATGCACCGGAACTTGGGTATACCTTCGGTAAGGACGGCAGCGGCGTAGCCATGAACGAAATTCTGCATGCGATCCTACATACCGGTAACGATTCGAATATGCGTAAAATGCTGCTCGGGCGCGGCTGGGCGTCCGAGAATGCGGACGGTTCGCTGAATACTAAAAACTGGAATAGTTTTATTCAGCGTATGGTATCCGAAGGGAAAATCACCAAAGAGCATTTCGACTTTGCGCAAAAGATCTGGGATTTATTGGAATCCATGAAACCCGCAGCACAAGCCGCGCATCGTGTGGCTTTCGGTAAATATTTCGCGGAAGTTACCGCGCGGGAATTCGACACCCCTTTTGGCAAGTATCGCGGGGGATACGTTCCGGCGCAGGTGGACAGCCGTATCGTAAAGGATATGGAACTGAAAAAGCTGATAGAGGAAGGTAAAGAAAATATGTCCTACGCTTTCCCGTCCACCAGCAAAGGCTTTACGAAAGCGCGTGTTGAATATAATCGCCCGCTGATGCTGGATATCCGCTCCCTTTCGCAGCACATCGACAAAGTGCTTTTGTTCAGCCATATGGAGGTACCGGTAAGAGACGCAGGAAAATTGCTACGCATGAAAGATGTCAGTAGCCCTTTGAACCGTATCGATCCAGCGGCGATAAACGCCATGTTGATCCCCTGGCTGCAACGCTCTGCCAGTCAGACGGTATCTATCCCTGTGATTGGGGTACCGTGGGCAAACCGGTTTATCGGGGCGATCCGTAATCGCACCAGCATGGCCGCAATGATGGGTAACTTATCCAATGCCGTTCAGCAAGTAGCGGGATTCTTGATCGCAGGCGTTCGCGTGCGACCTTCATTGCTGCTATCCGCTACCGCTGACTATATTCGATCCCCCAAAGAGATGGCGCAGCAGGTATCCGGAATGTCTACATACATGGCGCATCGTATGGACGCCGAGGTCGGGGCTATGATGGATGACATTGACCAGATCCTGCTAAATCCGAATCTTTATCAGAAAGCGAAGGCCTGGACTGCGCGGCACGTTTATTTTCTGCAAACCGCCGTTGATAACGTGATGGGACCGATCATCTGGAAAGGGGCGTACAATCACGCCGCCGAACAGGGATTAAGCCACGAGGATGCAGTGCGGTTTGCGGATTCAACCATTCGCGAGACGCAGGGGTCCAGTTTGCCGGAGGACGTAAGCCGTTTGGAAACGGGGCCTGCTTACTTGCGATTGTTTACCCAATTCGCCGGATACTTCAATATGCAGGCTAATTTGCTGGGTACCGAGTTCGGTAAGGTCATGCAGGATGGCGGTATGCGAAAAGGGATGGGCAAAGGACTCTATGTTTTTATGGCTGGATTTTACGCTCCTGCCATTGTTGCTGAACTGATTGCGCAGGCTTTCCGAGGAGGACCGGGGGATGCCGACAAAGATGGCGAATATCTGGATGACTGGCTTATGGCGACTCTCGCCTACGGTCCCCTGCGCAACGTGACCGCTTTCGTGCCTTTCGTTGGGCAGGCGGTCAACGCCACGGTAGGGGCCTTCACGGGAAGCCCTACAGATGACCGCATGTCCTTGTCGCCTGCGGTTAGCATGATCGAGAGTAGCGCCAAATCCGCGGCGGATTTATACCATTCCGTAACCAAAGAGAATACAAACATTCGCGGTTCTGTGCGGGATGTGGGATCGCTAATCAGTCTCACAACAGGACTTCCCGCCAGCGTTGCTGCGCGGCCTGTGGGTTACGTGTCCGGGGTTGCACAAGGGAAGATCGCTCCTACGGGGGCCGTGGACTTGAGCCGCGGACTTATCACCGGCGTTCCAAGCCCTGAAAGCAAACGCCCGTAGTGTACCTGAACGGTCCCCGCTGCATTAAACTGATCGCATAATGCAAAGAGGGCTTTTCTTATGACCGTATCCACGTCTGTGCGCAAAGCAGGACCTTTTACCGGGGACGGTTCCACAACGTCCTTTCCTTTCGAATTTAAAGTTTTCAGTACCGGCGATCCTCTCGTTGTCGAAACAACAGATTCCAGCGGAGATGAATCTACCCTTACGCTGAGTGCGGATTATTCTGTAACATTAAACAGCGATCAGGATAATAGTCCGGGGGGAACGGTTGTTTTATCTGCGGCTTTAGCCTCTGGTAAAACGTTGGTTATTACTTCTCAGGTCTCACAGACGCAGGAAGTTGATTTAACCAATCAGGCGTCTTTTTATCCTTCGGTACTAAATACTGAATTTGATAAATTAACAATCCTTATTCAACAGGCTCAGGAACAGATAGATCGTTGCTTGCGTATTAAAGGCGCATATGCTACCGGGTTTGATACCAGCCTGCCTGTGCCATCCCCTTTATCCGTTTTAGCCTGGAATGCGGATGGAACTGCGCTTGTAAATTCGAGCCCTTCGGATAGCACTAGCGCCACCGCTTTGGCTACAGATCTGGCGGGGGTAAACGGCGCACGTCTGGTGGGCAATGCGGCTTTTTATCTCGCGGATGCCTCCGCCGCAAACGTAACGGGGATGCCGGATGGCGCTGTAGTTCTAGCGGCAGGTATCGGGGGTGATGCTTCAAAATCGGGAATGTTTAAATACCTATCGGCGTCCACAGCTACGGTTGATGGGGTTAATATCCTTGCGCCAACAACCGGTAGCGGGCGGTTATCGAGATTGCTGGATTTGAACGGGACCCTTGTAGAATCGATCCGTACAGCGGTTCCTGTGCGTAATTTTAAAGCGATGGCGGCAGCAGCACCGTTTAATGTGGAAGAATTCAAATCCAGCGGGACTTCTTACTACAATACTGCGCTACAAGACGCTTTAGACGCCGCGAATACTTACGGGAATGATGTAAAAATAGGACCGGGTACCTTCAATTTTAATGCTCCGTTTTCGTATTCGATGCCTTCCGCGGGTCTGCAATTAAAGGGAGCGGGTGTTGGAAGAACAATTCTTAATTTCCCTAATGCGGCGGCGGGGGAAGTAGAGATGTATTTATACTCTTCGACGGATTGGTACGATTTCGTAATGTCCGATATGTCTCTCACTTCGGCGCACGCGGGCACTCTGCTGAAGCTGGGTAAAACTGACTTTTCCGATCCTCTTAACGTAGCGCATTTATCCAATTTGGCAATTTTAAATAGCAAAGCAGATAATGCCGCAATCGCCTTAGATTTAAACTACGTTGTAAATTCTGTTTTAGATAATGTAAGAGCGAATTGCTACGCTAACGGTTCAGGTTTAAATTATGGATATGCCTTACGTTGTAATCAGGTAGAATTCACCCACTTTAACGGGGGTAGCTACGGGAACTCCTCTTATGGTATTTCCTTTCTTACCGGTTACTCCTTTGGTAACGTATTTAGCGCAATTGATAATGAGAACACTAATATCGGTATTTATAACGGTTCCGCGAATTCCGGTTTGCATACCTTTATTGGCGGTCAATTTAGTTTATGGCAGCAATATCTATTACAGGCCCCCACTGGAATAGACCGTAATCGAATTCATTTAATTCATCCTAATATTTCATCAACCACTAACGTTATTGATACCTCTAATTGCGTTGGTATTGAAATTTCAGGAACTCAAATTCAGGTAACTACTCCAAGCGTGCCGTCGTCCTCCACTACATATCGCAATACCACAGGCCGCGCGGTGCAAGTTGCGGTGTGGGGAGGCACGGTATCCGCTATATCCATCAACGGTTACGGGATTGGGGTATCCAGTGGTACTTTTATTCTGCGACCTGGTGAAACTATTGCGCTGACATATACCGCCACCCCTTCGTGGTATTGGTATTCTATCAGCTAGGGGTGGAAGACGATGATACCGGATCATTTTAACCAAGAAGCGATAACGCAGGCGCAGATGGATATCGAGGGGCTTCGGGTAGAGGTCAACCATTTGAGGGATACGGTGAACGAGCTGAAAGCATCGAACGCCAATACCCTGATAGAATTCAGGGTGGCTAATAAAGAAATCATGGCGATGATCTCCAGCATACAGCAGACCTTATCAGAAGCCCGCGGGGGGTGGCGTGCGCTGATGTTGGTCGGCGGGGCCGTTACCACGGTATCCGCTCTGGTATATTGGGCGGCGACACATATTCAATGGAGATAGCAGGATGGCTGTAATTGACGCGCCCGCCAACGTGCGGGCCTTTCTCGATACGCTGGCTTGGTGCGAGGGCACGGCGGGTAAAGGGGAGGACGGGTATAACATTCTGGTAAACGATGGTGGAGCGGATGAATTCTTCCACAGCTACAAGGACCACCCGCGAGTGCGGGTATTTCTGAAAGGGCCGAACGTCTATTCAGACGCCGCGGGGAGATACCAGATTTTAAGCCGCTGGTGGGACCAGTATAAAACGCGTTTGCATTTGCTGGATTTCATGCCGGAGAATCAGGACCGCTACGCTATCAATCTGATTAAAGAATGCAAAGCGTATAATCTGATTGTCGGAGGGGCTATCACGGACGCATTCACCGCTTGCCGTTCGCGCTGGGCATCCTTGCCGGGTGCGGGGTATAACCAGCGCGAGCGAACCATGGCGGAATGCCTGGCGATGTTCGTCAAAGCAGGCGGTACGATATCCAAATAGGGGATAATCATGTTTGAAAAATTCTTGATTGAAAATTGGAAAGACGTATTGCGATATGCACATTCTGTGCGTGCCGCGTATCTGGGAGCGGCAATTGTGGGGGCTTACGACATGTTGCCCGACGATGCCAAGGCCTCCCTGCCCAGCTGGACGTTATCAGCTGTTGCGGTATTTGCTCTGGTGGCTGTCATATTTGTCCGTATCGTGCAGCAGCCAGCCCTTACGGAACAGGCGCGGGGAGATCAGAATGTGGACTCTACTAAGTAATATAGTGCTGGCTCTTATAGGTTGGCTATTCAAAAGCAAACAGAAAACGGATGCTGAGTACGCAAACAGCCGCGCAATAGCGGCGCTGGTTACGGCGGCCAAAAGCGGGCAAAGCGTGACCGCACAATTACAGGAGAATACAGTAAATGCCAATGAAACTGAAACTGCACTGGATCGGCTTGATGCTGATCGCGATGATGGCTTTGGCCGGATGCTCGACGCAACAGACCTCGCCCGAAAAGCAGCAGATAACGCCAATCGTAACCTGCGAAAAAATTAATCCCGCTCCGTATCCGAAACTAGCCGGATTGGATACCACAAAGCTTGCGGCGCTCAGGGCAGCAAACGATGAAAAAGGGCTTATCAAATTTTTACAGGACGCCTATTTTAATGCCGTCGCTAGTTACACACAGGGCGCTTATACTTATAACTCTCTGATCATCAAATCCAACGGACTCCAGGACTGCCTGACAGCTCTGGATAAAAAAGGCTTAATCATTTACCAGGGGAAATAAACTATGTCTCTGACTTTAGCGCAAGCCATTGCCGCCGTAGAAACAGCGGCTCAGGTTGCTACTGCATTGAAAACCGTAACCGAACTGACCTATGATGCCGCGGTATCTATCTATTCTTACGCCAAGGATATGATCGTAACCGCTGAACAAGTGTACGGTACCGAAACAGCCGCGGGCAGTTCTAAGCTCTCCGCTGTACTCGCCGCTGTTGGATCATTCGCAACTAGTCTGGGTGCCGATTGGTCAAAACTGGAAGCGCTGATTACGTCGTTCGTAAATGGCTGCATCAGCTTTTATAATCAATTGATTGCAGGTGTTAAATCAGTCAAAACCGCGGTTACCGAAACGACTGCCAGTAGTGACGTTACAGCAGATACAACCGCTGCCGTTACTGCCTGATCGCGCCTTACTTCTTTCTGATACGGAGGAGATCCCACTATGCCAAGCAAATCCAAGAAGCAGCACCGGCTTATGCAAGCTGTGGCCCACAATAAAAAGTTTGCTAAAAAAGTGGGTATCCCACAAAGCGTAGGAAAAGACTTTTCAGCAGCGGATGCCGCTGAAAAGTTATACCCCGCGAGAAAATCTTAGGGCAATTTGTACCGATCACGACAAGGCGCGCAAGCGCCTTTTACCAATCTTTTAGACCACTCCCCACAGAACTTGCAATACCCCGCAATGCCTTTTTGTATCTTGTTGCTGGTTATGCTTCTTATCTGCATTTCCGTTGATTCCACAATATGGTCGTTTACCAAATCCACTTCATCACTCATCATCTTGCGCTCCTCTTGCCGCTTCCATTAAACATTCCTGCACGCTTTTCTTGGTAGACGTGCGACTTATTACCACCGTGTCGATTGTATTCTTTGCGATCAGGTGGTAGATAAAAACATCCCGATCTAACCCCGCCTGCTTTTGCCGCATCGGGCCGATGCGCTCGGCGATCTGCGCCCTTTGCTCGAAGTCCCACCAGTGCGAGTAATACACCAGCACACGACCACCATACTGCAGATTGAGGCCGTGGCCGGCACTGGCAGGGTGGATAAAGGCTATCGGTATCCTGCCCGCGTTCCAGTCATCGATATCAGCTTCGGAATCGATCTTGCGGCCTTGGGGAAACGCCTTTAATAGCATTTCCAGTTCTGGTTTAAACTGGTAGGCCACCAATATTGCCTCACCGTTCCATTCCTCCACCAGCTGTGCCAGCGCTTCGATTTTTGCCGTGTGTATTACTTCATAAGAACCGTTCTCCAGATAGACCGCGCCGCTTGCCATCTGCAAACACTTGACCGATTTAACAGCGGCGTTGGTTGCCTCTACCTCCGACTTGTTGATAACCGCATACAGATCGCGTTCCATCTGCTTGTACAGGGCTAGCGCGCGAGCATCCAGATCCACCATGACCGGAATAGTTATCGGTTCCTTTGGATCAAAATAATCGCGAGCCCGGACGGATACCACGACGTCCTTGATCCGCTCCTGTATCTGATCCTGTGACCAGTCAAATGCCTTGTATTCTTTGGCCGCGGGATTGTTGCCTTTCTGTATCGCCTGAAACCAGCGGGAGGTGTAGGAGATAAACGTGCGGCCCAGACGTTCGCCGCCATCGATAAACCACAGCTGACCCCAGATATCCAGCAGGCCGTTAGGGGATGGTGTCCCGGTCAGTTCTATGAGTCGCGTTATGTAGTCGTTTACCGAGGCCAGCGCTTTGGCTCTCTTTGACCCCTGTCGGGACCGGTAACCTTTCAGCATTGTACTTTCGTCAACTACGACCGTTTTGAAAGGCCACTTTTTGCCAAAATGCGCTACTAGCCAGGGCACGTTCTCGCGATTAATCGTGTAGATGTCGGCATCCACCCCTAATGCTGCCAGTCTTTCTTTTTCCGATCCAATACAGACGGACACAGACAGATGCCGCAAGTCATCCCATTTGTCCACTTCCTGCGGCCACGTTCCCCGCGCTACGCGTTTTGGGGCAATGACCAGTATCTTTCCGGTATCCTCGTAGAGTTTCAGCAGAGCCAGCGCGAATAGAGTAGCGGAGGTTTTCCCCATACCCATTTCCATCCATACCGCGACACGTAACCGGTGCAATATGGCATCTATGGCGGGCACCTGCCACAGGCGCGGGATCAGTCTCATAGAGAAGTCCACCGCAACCATGGTTCAAGCACCTGATCGACTTTTTCTTTCGTGTCGATCACTTCTACCCATTGCCCGACGGCGCGCATACGGTTGTGTTCCCTTTGCTGAGATCCCCTTGCATCTTTGCGCGGGGCTTTCAGTTCAGCCCACAACGTAGCCCCTGAAAAATCCCGCGTTTCGGGTAGCATAGCTACGCGGTCGGGGGCGTTGTTACGCCCAATCCACTGAACTTTTCTCACGACACCACCGATGGCCTCCACCTGCTTTACAAAATATTTTTCGATATCGGATTCGCGCATATCTAGTCCTTTTTGTAGTAATACGATTCAAAACCGGCGGCGGCCAGTGGGAGACCCTGACTCCATGCTTCCCCTTGCGACATCAGCGCCGCTAAGGAGTCTGAACTAAAGTCGGTATTGTCTGCCGTTTCCGTAATAAATTCGTCGTGTACGGACATCAGGATCGCATAGCCTGCATCTTCGATACGCGGCATAGACCACGCGATGATATCGCAGGCCGCCGCCTGTGTGATGTTTTCAGCCAGCTTACCGCCATACGTCTGCAATCTGCACCACTTGCGGCTGTACTGGTTTATTCCGGTATACGTGATTTTATTATCTTCAATAGCCGCCTGCGGATAGCACAGGAAGCGACCGGAAGGCAGACGAATACGAAGCCACGCCCCATCCTTCCGTATGGCAACCCTGCGGCTGTGGTACGTCATACCGGGATTCGCTATGGCCTGCCGTACCTTGAAATCCAGTTCACGCCACCAGCTGGATATTTCAGGATGCGCATACCGCCAGCCACGCTTAAATACTTCGCATGTAAGCCAGGCTTCGTTAGATAGCCCGAACGTAGACCGTTTGTTTTTTAAGGTCCATGCAAGAGAATCCTTCGCTTCCGACATCAAATCCGTGGGCAAAGTATCCCAGGCATTTTTTGCCATATCTTCCAGATCGATTTGATACGTGGCCGCGAAGGTCAGGAACGCCCCCACGCCACCCTCGTACCCTAACGCCAGTTCCTGCACTTTACCAATCTGCCGCCAGTTGCCGCCGGCATTTTTGTTTTCGATAACCAGTTCCGGAGATACACGAAAGGAGTTGGCATAGGACAGAATATATAAATCATGGCCTTTACGAATCTCATGCCCTTTTTCATCGGTACCAAGGATTGTATCGTAATCGGTAAATGCCTGTAGTTTCCACTGCTCCCCGGCCAGCCACGCCAGCATACGGCCTTCGATATTAGATAAATCCGCAACCACTAACTTTTTCCCGGGGGGCGCGATGATTGCGCTGCGCACGGACGAACTGACCAGTTGGGTAACATTGGGGAACGCCAGATCTGCAATGCCGGATTTCAACAGATCAATGCCGTACTGGATATCCTTATCTTTCAGAGTTGGGCGCGGCAGGTTTTGCGGCTGGAACATGCGGCCCGCCCAGCGCCCAGTACGCAACGCGCCCCTGAACTGCATCGTGCCGCGCAATCGCTGGTCTTCACTCGCCGCTTTTTTAAGTACCTTGTACTTGCTAACCGAAGTTGAGCTGGCTTGTAATCGCAGGGCAAGCAGCTCACGTAAGGCAACCGGAAGACTATCGTCGTTGATCCGCCGCTCCAGGGTGGACGCTTTCAGGTCGGGCAGGTCTACGCCGTACGCCGCCAGTGCATAGCGTAGCACTGCATCCCGTTGGGTAGCGGATTCTACCTCACCGTCTGTCATATCCTTCGCTTTACCTGCCAGCCGCCCTTTTTCCCTTTCGATTGCTGAAATAGCCGCTTCGACCAGATCTTCATCCACAAGAAATCCGCGATCATTTATACGCTGATCGATCCCCCACAATTTCCAATCGAATTCCGTGATATTCCATTTAGGCATGCGGTTGTAGCATGCCCGCATAGCGGTGATATCCAGCCCGCCGTAGGACAGGAAGCGGGCCCACTGTTCTGGATGCGTAAACTTTGTCGCGCGACGTATCTTGCGGTTTTGCGGTTGCGGTTTGCAGAACAACTGGATCAGGGCTTTACCGTCCTTATCTTTGGCTTGGTCGGTAGGTACCTTGAGGACTTCACACAGCATGCCGAGCGCTCCCGGTAAACTATGTGAGTAAGCCTGGATCATCGTATCGTGCCATCGGGAAATATCGGTATCGAATCCGATAGTATATCGCAGGATTGTCCGATCGAAATGCGAGTTATGCGCCCATAACTCCACGGTCGGATCGTCCATCGCCTCTCTCAGTTCCGGGGTAAAACTATCCCCATTGGCAATATCGAGAACCATGATCGGACCGTCATCGATTGCATATTGGAGCATCAGCAATTCCGCGGCCTCGGCGTAACGATGCACCCCGCACTGAATTGGTATTTCAGAAAACGTTTCAGAATCAACCCATAATTTAGTCATAGAGTCACCGAAAGAATCAGGGGCCAAAACGCGCCCCTTTTAAAATTAATCGCCGTCATACTCCAGCGCATCAAACGTCCGCATCATCGCTTTAGATCTCTGATTAGCGGCATCTGGGTTCAAATAAACCAGACCGGCCTCCTGAAAAGCAATATCTATATCGTCCCCTTTCCATGTGTATCCCAGCGCGCACTGGCCCGGATGTAAATATGGAACCCAGTAATTCTCCCCCGGAGTCATATACCCCTTGTAGGGAGCCGGAGCGCGCATGCCGTTCACAATTATTTCTGGAGCTTGTTCCTTGCGTACGCGGTAAGCGTGCCCGGGGCGGTATCCCTCATACGCACTTTTCAATCGCCAATCGCTGCCCCGACCGGTTGAGTTCACTTCTACCTGCTGGCCCCTGTTCTCTGCGGTGAGGCATTCAATTACGGTATTCCGCCATTCAACCGTTTCCTGTAGATCCTCTTTAAAATCTTCTTCCATTTTGGTATCCCCAAAAGAAAAGGAAGCCGGTAAAGGCTTCCAAATAAAACGAATAATACGGTTACGCAAGATCATCACCGAAGTCCGAATCCGTACCATCACCGAGATCGTCGAATTCATCGGTATTGGCGGC